GCGCCACATCACCATCCCCGGCCCCGGCGTGAAGGTCCAGACCATCACCGGCGAGCCGACCGCCAACTGGGTGGACGAGGGCGCCGCCAAGCCCGTCAGCGACCCGCAGTTCGGCACCAAGACCATCACCCCGTACAAGCTGGCCGTCATCGAGGCGTTCTCCGACGAGTTCCGCCGCGACAAGGCCGCCCTGTACGCAGAGCTGGTCCGCCGCCTGCCCTACGCGCTGTCCTCCAAGTTCGACAGCACCATCATGGGCACCACCGCGCCCGGCACGGGCTTCGACGTGCTCGGCGGCTGCACCAAGGTCAGCCTCATCCCCGCCAGCGGCAAGACCGTCTACGACCAGTTCCTCGCCGTGGACACCAACGTCTCTGTCAACGGCGGCGTGATGAACGGCATCGCACTCGCCCCGCAGGGCCGCGCCAAGGTGCTCGCAGCCGTGGACGGCGACAACCGCCCGCTGTTCACCGCTGGCGTCGAGTCCGGCACCGTGGGCAACATCCTCGGCGCCAACGTCGTGACCAAGAAGGCCGTCTACGTCGCGGGCGCCGCTGGCAGCCCCGGCACCCCCGCCGTCGTTGGCATCGCCGGAGACTGGACCAAGGCCGTCTACGGCACTGTCGAGGGCATCAAGATCGCCATCG